GGGCCGAATTCAGCACCCCGCGCACCGTGCCAACGATTGATTCCCAGGCATCGGTGATGGGCTCCACCAGGCCAATCGCGTAGTCCCTAATGCCATCCATGCCAGCATTCCAGGTTTGCCCCAGGCGGGCAATCAGGCCATTCTCTGGGCCGATGATGGTGTCGAAGAATGCTGCAAAGTTGTCACTGATATTGGGCAGAATGTTACTGACATAGCTGCTGATGCCGTCCATCATCAGGTTCCAGCCACCGCCGATCATTGCGACAAACCCGGTTTCAGGGTTGGCAATCAGATCCCAGAGGCCACGGAAAGCATCGGCGATCTGATCGCGGAAGGAAAAAATCACCACCGCCGTGGCGACGGCTGCTGCGCCAATCAGCACCGGGGCAGTCACGAACCCGGCGACCAGGGCGGCCAGGCCGGTGACAGCTAATTTGATGGTGGTGACGATGCCCGCCAGACCAGCTGTTACCGCCGGCATGGCCCCAGCCCAGCCGGCAATGGTGGCGCCTAGGCCAAAGCCGGCAATGGTCTTGATGGCCATCCCAAGGCCAGCCACAACGGGCAGGGCAATGACTGCTGCTGCTCCAATGGCGCCAATCCCAATTGCTATTTGCGTGAGCAGGGGATTGGCCTGGGCAAGGCCCGAAAGCGCTTGAACTACTGCAATAACACCAGGTACTAGCTGGTTAATTATAGGTACTATCAAATTGCCTATCTCAATCTGCAGCGCTTCTACGTTGTTTTTTGCTAGTTGCATTTGCGCCGCAGTGGTGCCCATTTGCACGCCAAGCTCTTTGGCCATCGATCCAGCGTAATTACCTGGACCGGCAACAGCGTCTAAAGACTTTGTAAGGTTGTCTACGTTCTGAATTAACGCAGGCAAAGCTCTTGTCTCGTCACCAAAGAAATCAGAAATTATAGATGCTTGCATTTCTTTAGGCATTGCTTTGATGCGGCCAATAAAGTCTCTAATCGTAGGTTCGGCGCTCTCTTGCATTGCCTTGGCTAGATTTAGTCCTGCATCTTTCCCGACAAAGCCTAAGGTCTGCAACGCGGCCACTTGCCGTTCGGTCATTGAATTGCCCCGCGTCAGCGCCTTGATCATGTTGTTAAACGAGGTCGCGGCTACCTCCGTGTCAGCACCAGCTGAAATCATGGCCGCGCCAAATGCCACGGTTTTCTCTGCTGCCAGTCCCGCCTGTTGCCCAACGGCACCAGAGCGCAAGGCAAACTCCACCAGCTGGGAGGCCCTGGCTGCCGTCTGCTGGTCGAGGTAGTTCATGGCATCAGCCAGTTTCATCACTTCGGGCTGGGTCATGCCAAGGCTGTTTCGCAGCTTCGCTATCGACGTGCCAGCCTGATCAGCCGTCATCTCAAAGGCAATACTGAGGCCCGCCACGTCCTGGGCGAATGCCTTGACCTCGCTCCTGGCTATACCTGAAGCGCCTGCGGCAGCGTAAATCTCTGCAAACCCCTTGGCGGATACGGGCAGCTGCTTGGATAGACCGATGATCTCAGTTGATATTTCCTTGATTGCGGCCGGTGTCTCTAGGCCATCCATGACCTTGCGCACCCTGGAAACACTGGTCTCAAAATCAATGGCAGCTTTTGTGCTGATCGCAAGGGCAGCGCCAAAGCCTGCCGCGCCAGCAGCAGCAGCCTGCCAAGATCGGCTGTTGAGCACAGCATCGAATCCCCGACTGAAGGATGCGTCGATCCTGTTGAGGCCAGACAGGACCGATTGCAGGCGGGTGGCTTCTACGTGAACCACGCGCAACGATTCGGCCTGAGCCTGGGCCGCCCTGAGTTGCGCATCTGCTACTTCTCTTTTTTTGGCGACAATGTTTGTAGTTATTACTAGCTCTTCCTGTGCAATTCGGTTAGCGGTCCTGGCGGCCTCGGTCTGCCGCAACATTTCTGGCGTGATCTTGCCGTAGGCGCCAGCAGTAGAAACCACCGATTGGGCCCGCTGCAGCTCCAACTGGGTGGCCGTCTTTTTGGCCTGGGCCGTCTTCAGCTCGCCGGCCAACTGCTCTTCTGTCTGCTTGCGCCGCAGCTCAGCGCCTTTCACCTCCAGGCCCGCCATTTGGTTCTGGGCCGCTGCACGGTCCCTGTCGTTGTCCAACAGCTTCATCCGTGACGCCAGCACCTGCTTGTCGGCATCCAGGATCTGGATTGATGCTGCCGTGGCCGCAGCCATCTGACGCTCTATCCCGTCGGTGCTGAAGACCCGGGCATTCTCCTGGGCCGCCAGCTTGGCCGATTTCGACACATTGATCAGCGTGTCGCTAAGCTTTGTGACACTGCCCATCCCCGCGACTTCAGCGCCAATCTTCAGAATCGCGTCAAAATTGACGGCCATCAGGAACCCCTCAGCAGCGTCAGCAGTTCCAACTCGATGACGCGCAGATCATCCATCAGCGCAGCAACCGCACCACGGCCACGACGCAGGCCCGCCAGGGCGATCACCGCCGGATAGTTGAGCCCGGTCCGCACCCGGTACGGATGCCCCTCTGGGGTGTACTCGGTGGCCCACTGCCATTGGGTTTGCACCTGGCACCAGAGCAGGAAGGCCTCCCAGTTCTCGGGCAATATCCAGCAGGTCGGCTCAGTAGGTTCTGGGGTCTCATCAGGCACAAACCCAACGATCCCCAGCCTTTTCGCTTCTTGCGCCAGCCTGGCGTTCTCCTGGGCCTGGGATTCAACGCGGCTGACGGTGGTCATTTGCCGATGCCATTCCCTCGCGATTTGCCGGAGGTTAAAGGCTTTCCCACTTCAGGATCCGTTAGTGTGTTCCATGTGGAAACAAGCGCATTGGCTACCCCAGGAAATTCGATTACTTTTTTCTTGTTTTCAGCAGTGAAAGACATTGGCTCATCATTATCGCCGCTAAGCATGTCTTCCCCCCAGCCAACAAGAATTTTATCAGCGATTGGAAGAAGGCTTTTCCTTTCCAGTCCATCAGCAGCAGACGGCTCCAGACTGCCAAGCTCAATGGCTCTAATAATTGCAATGTAGGAGCGAAATTCTTCACGCATATTTTCAATCTCGGTTTGCTGGCCTCTGTCAAAGATTGCCGTAAATGATCCATGCTCTTGCTTTCCGTCTCCAATCGGGTAGCTAAACTCCACCTTGCCCGTAAAGGTGGTGCCAGCTCTGTCAATGTTGAAAGCCATAAGAAAAAATCAGGAGTGAAGGGTTAGAAGTAGTAGCTTGATCAGTATCAAGTAAACGCCAGCGTGCCTGAGTCGCTGAGGCCTTCAGTGCGCCGCACCGTAAACGGAATGGTCAACGCTGCGATGCCGGCATCATCGTCGGGTGCGGGGGCGCCCAGTTGAACCTTGGGCAGGTTGACGACTATGCGATTGCCCGCCACCGTGCCATGGGTGAAGTTAAGTACACCATTGGTAGAGGCTACTGCTATCGCGTAGAAATCCTTGCTGCTTAGCAGATCCGGCCTTTGCAGCTTAAGGAATCCCGTGATTACACGATCCACGATCTGAAAATTAGGAGCGCAGCCCATTCGATCATAAAATTCTAAAGTGTTATCACATTTCAGCGAAAAATCAATAATGCAACAGCTATAACCATGAAGGCTAAACGTTGGCGTATTGACAGAATTGCAAGCTACGGGAGCGGCCATAGCACTATAAGTTGGCGTTAAGGATGCCGCATCGACCGGAGGCACATAAATGCCAGGCACGTCAAACGAAAACAGCGGCACTTCGCCGGCCTGCATCTTCAGCTCCCAGCTCTTGGTTCGAGCACCTATTCCTAGGTGCTTGTTGCCGTCCCAATCGTGGTAGAAGGTCAGGGAATCAGCCCCGCCCGTCACGAATGAGTAGGTGTTGCTGGTGGTGGCAACCGTTGCCAGGTTCATTCCTGCAGCACGCAGGAAGATCCCGTAGGCGGGGGGAGTGCCGGCGGTGCCAGAGCCGACAGCTTCAACGTCAAACGCAACGCCGTTTTTCAGCTCGGCCATCACGTCCGGCAATGCCTCGCCGAACTGCCCGTCTAAGCTGGGGCGAGCAATAGCAGTAGCATCAAGGGCTGTCAGCTTCGGGTCCCTGA